CTGACATGGATGTATGGGCAGAAGTGCCAGGGGCTTATACAGTCGTTTTAAACGGCTCTCAAGCCAATACTGCATGGGTATCTACTTCTGCTGATACAGGAACTATTGGAGTTACTCCAATTACTTTTGTTCAGTTTTCAGGAGTTTCTACTTATTACGCTGGCACAGGGTTAACCCTAGATTCTAATACATTTAGCATTACTCCTGTAGGCACAGCAAATACTTATGGATCTGCAAGTGCAGTTCCTGTATTTACTACTAATGCAAGTGGTCAAATAACTGCCGTAACAAATACCACTATTGCTATTGCCAATACTCAGGTTTCTGGCCTTGGCACAATGTCAACTCAAAATGCCAATGCAGTAGCCATTACAGGCGGTTCTATTGATGGAACTACTGTAGGCTTAACAACGGCTACTACTGTAAGAGGAACAACTATTACTGCTACTTCGCAGTTTAGTGGCCCTGGCACAGGATTAACTGGCACAGCTACTTCATTAAGTATTGGTGGAAATGCTGCTACTGCAACATCATCAGGAAGTGTAACCAATAGCGTTACATTTAATAGCGGTGGTGCTGGTGGTGTTTCACCAATTACTTATAACGGCTCTGTAGCTCAAACCATTTCCTATAACACTATTGGCGCACCTTCTACAACAGGATCAGGCGCATCTGGAACTTGGGGTATTGCCATTTCAGGTAATGCTGCAACTGTAACCAATGGCCTTTATTCAACAGGATCTTATTCAAATCCTACTTGGCTTACTTCTATTTCAGGCTCTATTGTGAGTGGAGCTGTAGCAAGCGCAACTTTAGCTGCAAGTGCTACAAATATTGCTGGTGGAACAGCAGGGGCTTTAGCCTATCAAACAGGCGCAGGAGCTACAACATTCCTTTCATTAGGAACTACAAACTATGTATTGACGGCTGGTGCAACTGCTCCTCAATATGTAGCTCAATCTACCCTTTCTGTTGGATCTGCCACAAACGCTACTAATGCGACTTATTTAGCTGGTGGAGTAGCTGGCTCTATTCCTTGGCAATCTGCTGTTGGTGTAACTGGCTTTACTGCTTTAGGCACAACTGGTCAAGTTTTAACCTCTAATGGCACTAGCACTCCTACTTGGACTACTCCAACATCCTATGCGACTGTTACCGATGACACCACTACAAATGCAACTCGTTATCCTTTATTCGCTAATCAAACAACTGGAAACCTTACAACAGAATATACAAGCTCTACTAAGTACCAGTTCAATCCTTCTACTGGCCTTCTTACAGCCACAGGATTTAGCGGATCAGGCGCAAATTTAACTTCTTTGCCAGCAGGACAGTTATCAGGCACTATTCCTAGTGGCGTTTTAGGAAATTCCACTCTTTATATTGGTACAACTGCCATAGCTTTGAACGCTGCAAGCGGATCAATTACTTCTTTAGCGGTCAATATTAGTGGTTCTGCTGCAAGTGCAACAACGGCTACAACTGCTACAAATGCTACAAATACTGCAATTACAGACAATACAAGTTCTAGTGCTACTTGGTATCCAACAATTGTTTCAACAACTACTGGAAATCTGCCTCAAACTACTAGCTCTACAAAACTTAGTTTTGTGCCTTCTACTGGTGTTTTAAGTGCCAATGGAGTAGCTTTAACAGGCAATTTAGGTACAGTTACAAGTGTTGCTGCTTTAACTTTAGGAACTACAGGCACAGATTTAAGTTCTACTGTGGCTACAGGCACTACAACTCCTGTAATTACGCTTAATGTTCCTACAGCTTCAGCCACTAATCGTGGTGTTTTAAGTTCTACCGATTGGACTACATTTAATGGGAAAGCCCCTGCTGTAACCTATACAACCAATTACATTCCTTATGGTCAAGGCACTACAACACCTTTACTTTCTTCAGGGTTACAATTTAATGGAACTACATTAACAACTGCTAATGATGCTTCTATATCAGGACTTACTGTTGGAAAGGGAAGTGGTAGCGGAACTGGAAATACTGCTTTAGGAACATCTGCACTTTTTTCAAACTCTGCCAATAATAATACCGCAATAGGTAATCAAGCTGGGTATTATGTTACTAGTGGCTCTAACAACACTATTCTTGGCCCTTATAACGGCAATCAAAACAATCTTGATATTCGTACAGCAAGTAATTACATTGTGCTATCTGATGGTGCTGGTAATCCTAATCTTTATTGTGACAATAACAAAAATTGGAATACAACATATTTATCAACTTGGTACATGGGTGCAAATGGTGATGCTGGTACTGGTGGAATAATTTTAACAAATGGTTCTAATAATACCGCTTATAAAATTATAAAGTTTAGAGGATGGAACAATTCCGAAACAGGATCAATTACAACTAATGTAAATGCTACTACATACACAACATCTTCAGACCAAAGACTTAAAGAAGATAAAGGTATAGCAACTGATATTTCTGTTATTGACAATACAGTTATTCATAATTTTGAATGGAAAATAAACAATGCAAAAGATGTTGGTGTTTTTGCTCAAGAAGCTGAATTAATTAAACCTTCTGCTGTTGTTAAAGGTACAGACGAATTAACAGAATCAGGTGATTTGGCAGTTCCTTGGTCTGTTGATTATTCTAAATATGTACCTGACCTTATTGTTTATTGTCAACAATTAAAAAATAATATTCAAGAATTAAATAATAAATTTGATGTTTATGTATCATCTCATCCATAGGAAACAATATGACAACACTTATTCCAAAAAATAAAATAACTTCTACAACTTCTATAAACAGAACAATTAGTGAAAAGTTAGATGATTTTGTCAATGCTGCCGATTTTGGCGTTGTTGCTGATGGTTCAACTGACAATACAACAAATCTGCAAAATGCGTTAAATTATGCTGCCGTAAATGGAATATGTTTAATTCTTCCACCAGGAATTATTAATATAAGCGATGCAATATCAGTTGATTTATCTACTAGCACTACAACCAACTATATGTCTGTAGTTGGTCAAGGAATTTCATCAACAAATATTGTTTATACAGGTTCAACAGATATTGCTGTTTTAACTTTTAATGGAAATGGTGCTGCTGCTTATCCAAAAATTAATGGATTTAAAATTTCAAGAGCAATCACTAGCCCACCTTTAAGTACTGCACTTACATTACAAAGATTTACAAATTCAGATATTTTAGATGTTCAAATATATGGTTTTAAAACTGGTGTATCTATAATTAACTGTAATGGACTTAAATTTGAAGGATTAGATTGTCTTTACAACGAAACTTCTTTTTCAGCCCCAGCGCCTTCTTCAGGCTTAATTAGCTATCCAAATGCTTTAAATTTTATATCTTGTCGTTTTAACAATGCTTCTGGCAATACCTCTGTATACCTAAATAACGGAGTTACCAATAATTTTACTTCTTGTGTTTTTGAAGCGAATGGGACAAGCGTAGCAGATACGGCTGTTTCCATTAATTACAATGGTTCCAATGGTGCTGCGTCTAGCACATTTACAAGCTGTTATTTTGAAGTCAATTTTGGCCACGATATATATATAACAACTTCGGCTGGAGGTACTCATTCTTTTATTGGAAACACTTTTAATAGAATTAGTAATGTAAATTACACAGTTAATTCATTAGTAATAGATGCTTCTATATTAAGCTCAGGAAGCCCTGACAATGTGGTTTACATGGCAGGAAATGGTTTTGCAACATTAGGCAGCTATGTTCCAAGTTCATCTAGAAAATCCGTTGTTTTGGCGGCTGGTTCTACTGGGTACGTTGGTTTTGAAGTTGTAGACTATAACTGGTATCAAAGCACCTTAGAAGTGCCTGTTTATGCAAATAATTGGACTGGAATTACCAAAAGCACAGGATTTCAAGGTCAAACTTATTTTGTTAATACTATTGATTCTGATGCAGATATAGGAGGCACTTCTGGTGCTGGATTTCAATATTCTTTAAGACAAGCGTATGGAATAAGAGCATCTACTCCTGTTTCTCATGTTTGGAATAGCTATAATGGAAGTTCTTTGCACGATTTTAGATATAAAGGTGCTTCTTGCGGTGCAATTTCAGTAGCGACAAATACAACAACTTATGCAACATCTTCAGATTATCGTTTAAAAGAAAATGTTGCGCCTATATTTAGTGCTTTAGATACAGTTAATAAACTTAATCCAGTAACTTATACTTGGAAAAATACTGAAATTGCAAGTCAAGGTTTTATTGCTCACGAACTACAAGCAATAATTCCAGAAGCTGTAACAGGAACAAAAGATGCTGTAGATTCGGAAGGAAATCCAGTTTATCAAGGTATTGATACATCTTTCTTAGTAGCCACGCTGACTTCAGCCATTAAAGAGCTATCTACTAAAGTAACTAGCTTAGAAGAACAAGTTATTTCTTTAGGAATTAAATAATGAATTATAAATGGTCAATTATTGATATATCAGCTATTGATGGTTTAATCACTCATGCCAAATACAATGTAGAGCTTTCTGATCAAAATCAGATTGTGCAAACAGAAGGAAATTGGTGGTTTGCTAATCCAACATTAAAAGTACCATTTTCTGATGTTACAGAAGAAATGGTTGCTTCTTGGATTGAACAAGAAACTATGAAAGATGGAGTAAACCTTATAAAATCAAGATTAGAGGAACAGTTAAATGTGCTTAATTCTCAAAAAACTGTTATTGCGCCTTGGCTTCCTCAAGTTTTTACACCTAATAGTTAGGAGCTTTAATATGGCAGTTAATCTTTCACCGATAGGTGGCGCAGGATGGCAGTTTTTTGATAATAATGGAGTTCCTTTAGCTGGTGGTTTAATTTATACCTATCAAGCTGGAACTTCAACTCCTCAAGCAGCTTATACAACTGCATTAGGAAATATTGCTCATTCAAATCCTATAGTTTTAAATTCTGCTGGTCGTGTTCCAGGAGGTGAAATATGGTTAACTATTGGGGTTTCTTACAAATTTATCATTGATGATGCAAATAACGTATTAATTGGTACTTACGATAATATCAATGGAACTGGTTCTGGTGGTCAAGGATATGTTACTGCAATTCAAAATCAAACAGTTGTAACTGTTCCATTTTCTTATGTTGTTGGAACAAACAATTTAAAAGTCTATGTAAATGGTAGTAAACAAATAATTTCATTAAATTACACAGAAACATCTTCTACTTCAGTTACTTTTGTAAGTGGTTTGAATGTTGGAGATATTGTGGAGTTTACACAATGACAAAACCATTAGATATTATTAGTAGAGCTTTAAAAGACATTGGAGCTTTAGAGGCTGGAGAAGTTCCAACGGCTGATTCAGCTCAAGATGCCTTTGATATGCTTAATGATTTGATTGATCAATGGTCAAATGAAGATATGATGGTGTTTAACACCACAGAAATCATATTTCCTTTAATTTCTGGTCAAGTTCAATATACCATTGGACCTAATCCATCAACTGCAAATTACATTGGCGCATCTTTTACAGGATCAATTATAGGAAATATTTTAACTGTAACTGGCCTTTCCACAGGTGCAGTAGCTCAAGGACAAACCTTAAAAGGCACAGGGATTATTACTGGGACTAAGATTGTAGAGTTTATTACTGGTGCAGGTGGTCAAGTCAATGAAATTGGCACATATAAGTTAAATATTACTTATCCAACTCTAGTAACTTCACAACTGATTACTGCTTACTATCAAAAACCCTTGTTTATTGACCAAGCTTATGTAAGGGTAAACACTCAGTCTAATGGTCAAGCTGTGCTTAATGGTGGTTTAGATTACCAAGTCGCTGTTTTGTCTTTGGATAATTACAATCAAATTGGTTTAAAAACTTTAAATGGCCCTTGGCCTAAAGCCCTTTATTACAATCCTAATGCTGAATCAGGAAATTTATTTGTATGGCCTAATCCAAGCCAAGGTGAGATGCATATGTTTTCATCTACTATTTTTAGCAATTATGAAACTTTGTATGATGATATTGTGCTTCCACAAGGCTATTCAATGGCTCTTAGATGGAATTTGGCTGAACGCTTGATGCCGATGTATGGCAAAGCTTCTGCAACGCAAATTGGCATGATTAATGCTTATGCAGCTCAATCCAAATCGACTATTAAACGCAACAATATGCGACCAATAGCTGCTGCTGGTTATCCAGACTCTATGTTGGTGGGTCGTAGTCGTGATGCAGGTTGGATACTCAGTGGGGGTTTCTTTAGGTAGAGGGTTTGTCCGCTAGTGTGATATAATAAAGATTCTTATAAAGGAGTCTTATCATGAAAACACTAGCAGAATTAAAAGCAGAGAAATTAGAAGTAAACAAAGCAATAAAAAGATTTAAAGACAACGAAGCTTATGCAAGAAAAATTGGTAGAGAAGTAGGAGAACCAGGCAGACCAGCAAACACTCCTGAAGTTCTTTGGAGCAAAATTGATAAGCGTGGTGAAGATGAATGTTGGGAATGGAAAGGCTTTAGGAATCATGATGGATATGGAAGGACTTGGATTAATGACAAAGGCTACTATGCCCATAGAGTCATCTATTCGCTTGTTTATCCAAACGCAATTAGTCTTAATGCTCCAACTTCACAAAATGAAACAGGCTTTCTTTTACATACTTGCGATAATCCTTCTTGTTGCAATCCAAAGCATTTATGGGTTGGCAATCATGCTGATAATATGGCAGATAAAGCTGCAAAAGGTCGTAGCCCAGACTTTAGTGGTGGCAAAGGCCCTCGTTGCAAACTTACAATGGAACAAGCTAGAGAAGCTCGTTTGCTTAGGAAAACTGGTATGACTATTCCACAATTAATGGAAAAATTTAATTTAAGTCGTGCAAGCATGAAAACCTTGTTGCGTGGTGATTCATACAAGGAAAGCGAGTAATTTATGGATTTTGGTTTTGTCGGCCCTAGTTATGAAGCTCCTTCAATTTATCAAAGCGATCAGGAATGTATTAACTTTTACCTAGAAATTGATCCTAATAAAGGTCAAGGCTCTAGAGGAACAATAGCTTTATATCCAACTCCAGGACTTGTTGAAGTAGCCCAGCTTCCACCTGGAGAAGTAAGAGCAATGTTTCCTTTGCATGGAACCATTCCTTTTATTATGATTGTAATTTGTGCTGATCAAGTTTATAAAATAGATGAGGCTTACAACGCAACATTAATTGGCACTATTGATACGACTACTGGCCCATGCCAGATTTCTTACAATAGAAGCCCTACAGATGGCATTTTTGCATTTATTGTGGATGGCTTAGAACGCTATTATTACGTTCCTGCTACAGATACTTTTACTGAAATTGCTTATACAGATGGCCCTTGGCGTGGTGCTTCTTGTTGTGACGTAATCGACAATTACAACATTTACAACGAAGTTGGCACTAATAATTGGGCTTGTACCGATATTTCTTCACCTTATTCAACTGCTGCTTATTACGGCACAAAAGATGGTGAACCTGATCCTATTATTTGCGTTATTGCAGATCATAGACAAGTTTATTTAATGGGTGATCAAACAACTGAAGTTTGGGTGGATGTAGGAAGTCAAATCTCAGGATTAACTACTTTCCCATTTGCTCGTATTTCAGGCACTATGCTTCAGCATGGATGCGCTGCTTTTAATAGCGTATGGCAATTTGAAGAACAAATTATGTTTGTTTCTCAAGATGCTCGTGGTCAAGGCGTTATTGGAGCAATTCAAGGCTATACCTTTGTAAGGCTATCAAATCATGCCGTAGAGCAGACTTTGATGAATGTGAAACTAAGTGATGCAGTTGCCTATACTTATCGTCTAGAAGGCCATGAGTTCTATGTAGTGACATTTCCTTCCATTGACCTTACTTGGGTTTATGACTTAACTACTAAAGCATGGCATAAATGGCTTTCGTGGGATAACGCTACTGGATACCATCGTCATCGTTCAAATTGCGGTGCTTTTTTTGGAAATTATTATCTTGTTGGAGATTACGAAAACGGCAAGATTTACCAGCTAAACAATGAAGTTTATACAGATAATGGCAATACGATTCGTAGATTGCGTAGATGCCCTCATTTAGTTTCAGACCTTCAACGTCAATATTTTGCAGAAATGCAGATCCAATTTCAGCCAGGCGTAGGCTTGCAAACTGGTCAAGGTGATGATCCTCAGTCTATGCTCCGTTGGTCATCTGATGGCGGTTCTACATGGTCTAATGAGCATTGGGTGACTATTGGTAAAGTCGGAAAATACAATAATCGTGCTATTTGGCGCAGATTAGGATGGGCTAGAGATCGTATTTATGAAGTAGTAATTTCAGATCCAATCAAAGCCGTTATTGTTTCTGCTAATTTAAAAGCCGAAGGTGGGGAAAATTAATGGCTACAGTTAATACCAATATTCGCTATCCGCAAAGTCCGTTTCTTGATCCTACAACTCAAAGACCAGCTAGGGAATGGATTCAATGGTTACAGTTTCCTGATTTGGTAGGTGCAAATATTAGCAATGCTATTGGAGTAGCTTCAGGTGGTACAGGAACATCAACTATTCCTTCCAATGGTCAATTATTAATTGGAAATGGTACTGGATATACTGTAAATTCTCCTACTGCTGGAACTGGCATCGGAATTGTTGCAGGAGCAGGAACGCTTCAATTTAACAATACAGGAGTTACTTCTGTTATTGCAGGAACAGGAATATCTGCCTCTAGTCCAACAGGCGCAGTAACTATTGCCAATACTGGTGTTTTATCATTTAGCGGTGGAACTACAGGGTTAACCCCTAGCACTTCTACAATAGGTGCAGTAACGCTTGCAGGAACGCTTAATGTTGCCAATGGTGGTACAGGGGCATCTACCTTAACAGGTTATGTATATGGCAATGGAACTTCAGCAATGACAGCTTCCACTACTATTCCTTATACAGCTATATCAGGTGGTCTTTCAGTTACTATTACTACAGCTAAATTAACTACTTTAGGCACTAATGGAAGCATGACCTTTACTAATGGCATATTAACAGCGCAAACAGCAGCTACTTAATGAACAAAATAAGCAAAATTACAGAAAAAAAAGTTCAGAAATTAGAAGCTGAATTTTTAAAACATGAACAAGTGGATTGCCCTGTTGTGCATCGTTTTGGCCCTAATATTTACATTAGAGAAGTAACTATTCCTGCTGGAACTTTATCTATTGGTCATTATCAAAAAATTGAACATTTAAACATTATGTTAGCTGGCAGAGTAACAATGGTTAATGAAGATGGCTCAAAAACAGAAATTTCTGCTCCACAAGTTTTTGTTTCTAAACCAGGTCGCAAAATCGGTTATATTCATGAAAAAATGATTTGGCAAAATGTTTATGCTACTTCTGAAACTGATGTAGAAAAGCTTGAGTCTATGTTTCTTGAAAAAAGCATGACTTGGCAAGAAAATCAAAAAGCACAGAATTTATTATTAACTTTGGATCATTCTTCTGATCTAGCCGATTATTACTTAGCTATTGCAGAATTTGGCTTTGATCATGAAACAGTTAGAAAGCAGACTGAAAACACAGAAGATCAAATACCAATGCCTTTTGGCAATTACAAAATGATGGTGGCAAATTCTAGGATTGATGGAAAAGGTGTTTTTGCAACAGGAAATATTGAAGAAAAAGAAATTATTGCTCCAGCTCGCATTAATGGTAAAAGAACGCCTGTTGGAAGATTTACAAACCATTCAAAAAATCCTAACGCAATCATGGTTTTATTGGATAATAACAATATTGATTTAGTGGCAAAAAAAGCTATTAAAGGATGTCAAGGTGGTAATTTAGGTGAAGAAATTACCATTGATTATCGGCAAGTTTTAAATCTTGCTATAAGGAGAATATAATGTCAGGAGTCGCAACAGCCGTTGTAGTAGGTTCAGTAGCTGCTGGGTATTTATCTAGTCAAGGACAGCAAAATGCTGCTCAAACTCAAGCTAATGCTGCTACACAACAACAAGGAAATTTGCTTGCTGCTGGTCAACAAGCTTCTCAGCAATTTACCCCTTATGCACAATATGGGGCTACTCCTTTAGCCAGTTTGACTGCAAACAATCCTTATTTTAATCAACAATTTACGGCTGCTGATTTAAAGTCTAATTTAGCTCCAAATTATCAATTTATGCTAGGACAAGGACTAGGAGCTACTAGCGAAAATGTCAACGTAGGCGGTGGTGGTTCTAACGCAAATATGGCTAGAACTAAGTTTGCTGAAGATTATGCTTCTAATGCTTATCAAAACGCATTTAATAATTTTCAAGCTCAAAAAGGCAATATTGCAGCTATTGACTTGGCTAATGCTAATTTAGGATTATCTGGTTCAACAGGATCTGCTAATGCTCAACTTGGTACTGCTACTAACGTAGCAAATCTTGGTATTGGAGCTGCTAATGCAACTGCTGCTTCTCAAATTGCTCAAGGGAATATTTATGGCGGTGTGGCTAATACAGCAGGAAATA